GAGACCGCCGGTCCCGTAGAAGAAGAAGCACCTGAAGAGACCGCCGGTCCCGTAGAAGAAGAAGCACCTGAAGAGACCGCCGGTCCCGTAGAAGAAGAAGCACCTGAAGAGACCGCCGGTCCAGTTGAACAGGTCGCCGCAGATATCCGTAACATTCTTACTGAAGTCCCTACAACTACTCCAGTTGAAAGTAGTGAACCCGTAGTTTCTGATCAATTATGTTCACTTAAAACTTTAGTAGAAGTTTTGGGCAAATGGTCTGGAAATGAAATTAGAAGAAGACACGTTGAAAATCTATTAAAAGAAGGGACAGAAGTTGATGAGAACTTAGATGATATTGAAAAATTTGTAGAAGTTCTAAAACTATGGATCGGAGAAGGTGGTCCTACATTCAGAGAACATAACCATTTTAAAAAATTAGATGAATATACATTATCAGGCGATTCTATAAATTTATCAGAAGAAAAAAAGGTAGAAGTTTTAAAAACATTAACTGAATTAACTATTAATGTTTCACATAGAAGAAAAAGTAATGAAGAGATTCAAAATGTTATGAATAATCTTTATTAATTTATTTTTATAAAATATATTTTAATTTTTTTAGTTTATTTAATTTAATTACTGTAAGCTAAACCACCCATACCCGACATGATACGGAGGACATTGTAGTTAACTGCGTAGACATTTACAGGTTTTGCTAAGGATTGAACTAACTGAGCATTGTCAATGCGCGAGAAGTTACAGGTTCCAGAAGGCTGGTGCTCTTCGGGTTTAAGGGCGAAAGAGTATACGGCTATTGTGTCAGTATTATTACCGGTCGATGTTTGCGTACAACCATAACCAGTATGGTGTTGCCATACTTGAGTTCTTGTGAAATATCTGAGATCTCTCTCTTTAAAGCGATCATGACCATTTAATTTGAGTAGAGCGGTTTCGTCAAGAGCAGAAGCACAGAGTTTATCTCTTTCATATAATAATAATGCTGTCGCGAGCGACAACCCTACTTTCCGCTGACCGGACCAGATTAATTCTTTAACGGGGTGATTAAAATTAAGATCAATAGTTCCACCTGTTCCTTCTGATGCAAACTGAACTTGTTCAATAAGGTATTCGTGTGAAACTTGAGCAAAGCGTCTGCGCTCATCGGTATCAAGGTAAATATAATCGCACCATAGTTTAAAATCTGTTCCTGCATCAGTGACATTCTCAGCCCCACCCACAGCTTGACCACTTGTGGCAAAAGTGGAGCCGTCATCAATTGCAATTAATTTATCTATCCCTTCAAAAGTAATTTTAACTTTTACTTCGTGGTATTGTAGAGCGATTAAAGGTAATGCTAAACCAGGATTACGACAAAACCAGAAATATAAAGGGACAAACAGTTTAGCAATAGCAGTATCTTTACCACCATCATTGGAAGTCGTGGTAAAACCATTCGCTTCGGGAGTTGCTGCAACTTCTGTATCCACTCCAGTTCCATTTCCACTCATAAGATTAAATAAGGTACTCTGAGAGCCAGTTGGATTAAATTCTGTTAACTGTGAATAAACAGAATGCCAGTGACCATAATGCTTATCAATTCTTTGACCGCCAATTTCTAATTCGCATTCTTTCATTACATGACTTCCATAATCACAACCGATTGCTAAGGTTTCGTTATTGTTTACGGTTTTTAAACTTACATCATGCTCCAAATACATTCTGTGAACTAAATCACCATTTCTGGAGATTGTGGCAACAACATCAGAACCGAAATCAGCAGAACCACTGAATGTTTGGACAATAGATTCCATAGAGAAGTTAGTGTGTCTGCGGTAGACGACTTTGAAGAAAGTAATTTGTGGGTTACCAGTAAGGTAAATATCTTGTGCGCCATAAGCTACTAATTGCATTAATCCTCCTCCCATTTTTTGTTTTTATAATATAACATAGAAAAAAATTTTAAAGAAATTAATTTAATTAATTTAAATTCTTTTAAAAGAATTGTTAAATGAATAAAAATATATTAAATATAAATTACTTAGTTAGAATAAGCTAAACCACCCATACCACTCATGATACGGAGGACATTGTAGTTGACGGCGAAGATTGTTAGTTTAACTGTGTTGGTGGGTCCTGAAGTGTCCTTTGCAATGAGTGTGGGCGTACCCCGGACCGCAACTTTCAGACCCGATCCAACCAATTGTGCGTTATCAATTCTTGAGAAATTACAAGTACCCGAAGGTTGATGTTCTTCAGGTTTAAGAGCAAAGGAATAAACAGCAATAGCGTCTGAACCCATAGGGGCAGCCGCATCTGTATCTAAATCAGAGTTAGTTACGCCAAATGTTGGTACAGCACCATATCCAGTGTGATGTTGCCATACTTGAGTTCTAGTGAAATATTTATTATCTCTTTCTTTAAAACGATCATGTCCATTCAGTTTCAATTGCCAAGTACCTTCCATAGTATCCAGAGAAACAGGACTAGCAGTTGTATCTCCCTGAGCAGTTCCAGCTGCGCCCAGCGGTTGGCATCTCCCTTTATCGGTACCAACAGTTTCATTTCTCATAGTCCAGACTAATTCCTTAACTGGGTGATTGAAATTAAGATCAATTGATGGTGATGCTGAATTAATAATACTTTCCGAATACTGTAATTGTTCAATTAAATATTCGTGAGATACCTGGGCGAATCTACGTCTTTCATCAGTATCTAGATAGATATAATCACAATATAAATTAAATTCTTTTCCATCCAATTTGACCTTACCTGTACTAGTACCTATGGGCATGGGGATAGCGTTAGCGGTAAATTCATTATTGGCGGATCCATCATACCTCCCCAAATTAGCAATTGTTTCAAAAGTCATTTTAACCTTGACTTCATGGTATTGAAGGGCAATTAACGGTAATGCGAGACCAGGATTGCGGCAAAACCAGAAATTTAATGGTAAAAATATTCTCCCAATATCAATTTTAGCTGACGCTGACGATGACACACCTTTAGTATAATCGAATCCATTAAAAACCCCATTAGCGGCCCCAAAACCACTATCAGTATTGTGATATGTAGAAGTATTAAATCCGTACCCATTCCCGCTCATTTTTTGATATAAAGTTCCATCCGAATTCGATCCGACGAGTACAGCTGTAGGATCCAAATTCCCCCCGAAATGACCACTTGGATTAAATTCAGTTAAATCAGAATAAACACGATTCCACATGGAAGTATGTTTATCAATTTTTTGACCACCAATTTCAATTTCACATTCTTTGATTAATGAATCACCATATCTTTCAACTAATCCAATCTGGTCGTCATTGTCTGGATCCACGCTTGTAAAATTAGCGGCGTGTTCCAAATACATTCTGCCAACTAAATCACCATTTCTGGAGATTGTGGCAACAACTTCACCACCGAAGCCAGCAGTACCAGAGAATGTTTGAACAATAGATTCCATGGAGAAGTTAGTGTGTCTGCGATAGACGACTTTGAAGAAAGTAATTTGCGGGTTACCAGTAAGGTAAATATCTTGTGCGCCATAAGCTACTAATTGCATTAATCCTCCTCCCATTTTTGTTTTTATAATATAACATAGAAAAAAATTTTGGGGAAACTAAATTCTTTTTTTATTTTTTATTTATTTTTTTATAAAATATGTTAAAATTTTTAGTTTATTTATTTAATTACTGTAAGCTAAACCACCCATACCAGACATGATACGGAGGACGTTGTAGTTGACGGCGTAAACGTTATAAGCTGCCGCATTGGTAGCAGTTAATTGGGCGCTATCAATTCTTGAGAAATTACAGGTGCCAGAGGGTTGGTGTTCCTCAGGTTTAAGGGCAAATGAATAAACAGCAATGGCATCAGAATTAATTGTTGAACCATATCCAGTGTGGTGTTGCCATACTTGAGTTCTTGTGAAGTATTTAGTATCTCTTTCTTGGAAGCGGTCATGACCATTCAGTTTTAACTGGAAATTTCCTGACATTGTTTCGGGGAGCCTTTTGAGGAGGAGCTCACGGCGGGCGGGGCCGATTCCCAGGTCGTCACCGGGGGCGGTAAATATAGAAGATGGTGTTCTGGTCCATATTAATTCTTTAACAGGGTGGTTAAAATTTAAATCTAAAGTGCCCCTATTATCAAAACTTTGGAATTGTACTTGTTCGATTAAATATTCGTGCGATACTTGAGCGAAACGACGTCTTTCCTCTGTGTCTAGGTAAATATAATCACACCATAAATTAAAATCCTGAGTTATAAGCCCGTCATTAATGTCTGATACCGTGTGGTTGGTGAGGCCGGGAACCACGACGCTCTGCGCATCGCCGACCGTATCATTAGCATCTGTGAACGGGGCGTTCATGACGTTATTACTATCGCCCTCAACTGTATTGTTAAATAGGTTTATTTTATCGTCGAATGTCATTTTAACTTTAACTTCATGATATTGAAGAGCGATTAAAGGCAGCGCTAGACCGGGACTACGGCAAAACCAAAAATATAAAGGAATAAATATTGTTGCACTTGCGACGTCCGCGATGGCCCCAGCTTGAGCATTGATAGTCCACGAACCCATAGTCCGCATCCCTGCCTCGCCAGGACCGGCGTTTAAACCCGTAGAAACAGGACCGCCATTGCCAGACATAGTATTAAATAAGGTTGATTTCACAGCGGACCCTTCCTCGAGGCCCCCGAATGTGGTGAAGGCGCCGTAGTGTGAATCGACATCAACAAGGTCGTAACCATTAGATTGAGCTCCTGATGGATTAAATTCAGTTAATTGGGAATAAACTGAGTGCCAGTGACTATAATGTTTATCAATACTCTGACCACCAATTTCTATTTCACATTCCTTAATTAAATTAGATCCATAATTCGGGCAGATATTAATATACTGGTGGGCGGCTGCACTTGCCGCCACCAATTTAACAACATGCTCCAAATACATTTTGCCAACTAAATCACCATTTCTGGAGATTGTGGCAACAACTTCATTACCAAAGTGAGCAGTCCCACTGAAAGTTTGTTTAATGGATTCCATAGAGAAGTTAGTGTGTTTGCGATATACAACTTTAAAGAAAGTAATTTGTGGGTTTCCAGTAAGGTAAATATCTTGGGCGCCATAAGCTACTAATTGCATTACCCCCCCTCCCATCCAGTTTTTTATAATATAACATAGAAAAAAAAAAAAAGAAAATTAAATTCTTTTAAAAAAGACTATAATATTTAGAAAAATTATTATTTATTTAGTTACTGTATGCTAAACCGCCCATACCAGACATGATACGGAGGACATTGTAGTTGACGGCGAAGATTGTGTCAACATTGACTGCTGTTCCAGTAGAAACTAATTGAGCATTATCAATGCGAGAGAAGTTGCACGTACCAGATGGTTGATGTTCTTCAGGTTTAAGGGCAAACGAATAAACAGCAATAGAGTCATCGAATTTTCCCGGACCTCCGGAGTTGGCCGGAGTGATTCCACCCGGACCAGAGTGATGTTGCCATACTTGAGTTCTGGTGAAATATCTGAAATCACGAACAGCAAAACGATCGTGTCCATTTAGTTTAAGTCCAAATGTTACGTTTGCTGCGCTGCCATGAACACCGGTGTTCGCAGTGACATCGACCCCAACTTTCGATTTTTTTACTGTCCATATCAATTCTTTTACAGGATGGTTGAAATTGAGATCAGTGTTCCCGCCGGTGACGGCTACTGTCACAGTCTGTTCTTGAACCTGTTCAATTAAATATTCATGGGAAACCTGGGCGAATCTTCGACGTTCATCGGTATCGAGATAGATGTAATCAGCCCATAATGAGTTTTTCCCAGTCGCCCAGGACAAAGTTATTGTATGATTAAGAATAATTTTAACTTCATGGTACTGAAGGGCGATTAGGGGTAATGCCAGACCTGGATTACGACAGAACCAAAATTGTAATGGGACAAAAACTTTTGTGAATCCGGTGCCGTCGCCCGAGGTTACATTTACACCACCCATACCGCTCATTTTTTGAAATGATGTTGCGGTTTCGCCCGCGGCGTTTGAAACAGTCCCTGTAGGATTAGGTTCAGTTAATTCAGCCCATGTTTCCATCCATAAACCAGTATGTTTATCAATCTTTTGACCACCAATTTCTAATTCAACATCTGTAATCCATGAAGCGCCCGGATTGTCCATGTTCCGGACGCTTCCGCCGGCCGCTTCGGTAATTTCCAAATACATTCTGTGAACTAAATCACCATTTCTAGAAATAGTGGCGGTACAACGACCATTGCTATCTTGTGTCCCATTCCAGGTTTGTTCAATAGACTCCATAGAGAAGTTAGTGTGTCTGCGGTAGACAACTTTAAAGAAAGTAATTTGTGGGTTACCAGTAAGGTAAATATCTTGTGCGCCATAAGCTACTAATTGCATTAACCCTCCTCCCATTGTTTTGTTTTTATAATATAACATAGAAAAAAATTTTGGAGAAATTAATTAAATTCTTTTAAAAATGACTATAATATTTAGAAAAATATATTAATTATTTAAAATCTATAGAAATAGATTATTTATTTAGTTACTGTATGCTAAACCACCCATACCACTCATGATACGGAGGACATTGTAGTTGACGGCGAAAATACTACAATTTGATGAAACTAGTGCTGCACCAAATACTAATTGAGCGTTATCAATGCGGGAAAAATTACAAGTTCCAGATGGTTGATGTTCTTCTGGTTTAAGAGCAAATGAGTAAACACCAATGGAATCATTAAACGCTCCGTCCCCCGCACCAGTACCCGAATCAAGACCTCCTGCTCCTGTGTGGTGTTGCCATACTTGAGTTCTGGAGAAATATCTACTATCACGAGCGGCAAAGCGATCATGACCATTTAATTTTAGTAGAACTGTACCGGTACTCATTGGTTGAATAAGTGTAGTATAAGCAGCCGCTCCAGCAATACCATTCGCCCCATCAGCAGCAGCAGTCCATATGAGTTCTTTTACTGGATGATTAAAATTTAAATCTGTACTTATAACTTTACCGACTGTTTGTTCTTGAACTTGCTCGATTAAATATTCGTGTGATACTTGAGCAAAACGTCTACGTTCATCAGTGTCAAGATATATATAGTCAGCCCATAATCTATTCTTAGTAGCAGTGAGAGCAGCAAACATATTATGTTCAAGAATAATTTTAACTTCATGATATTGAAGGGCAATTAAAGGTAAAGCAAGTCCCGGATTACGGCAAAACCAAAATTGTAAAGGTATGAAAAATGGTACAGAATTACTAGATGCCTGTACACCACCCATACCACTCATATTTTGAAAAAGGGTCCCGTTCACACCACCAGCGGCGCCATGAACACCTGTAGGATTAGGTTCAGTTAATTCAGCCCAAACTTCCATCCATCTCCCTGATTGTTTATCTATTTTTTGACCACCAATTTCTAATTCAATAGAGGTAATCGCTGCAGAGGAAGGGTTATTAAAAGTTGCCGCACACGTATTTGTAATTTCCAAATACATTCTGTGAACTAAATCACCGTTACGGGAAATAGTGGCGGTGCAACGACCATTCGCCCCATCAGAGGTACCATTCCAGGTTTGCTCAATAGCCTCCATAGAGAAGTTAGTGTGTCTGCGGTAGACAACTTTAAAGAAAGTAATTTGTGGGTTACCAGTAAGGTAAATATCTTGTGCGCCATAAGCTACTAATTGCATTAATCCTCCTCCCATTTTTGTTTTTATAATATAACATAGAAAAAAATTTTAGAGAAATTATTTAATTAATTTAAATTAATTAAATTCTTTTAAAAATGACTATAATATTTAGAAAAATATATTAATTATTTAAGATCTATAGAATAGATTATATTATTTAATAATTATTTAGTTACTGTATGCTAATCCACCCATACCGGACATGATACGGAGGACGTTGTAGTTGACGGCGAAGATTTTATTTATACCGCTTCTGGGGGCGGATGCCTCTAGTCTGGCGTTATCAATTCTTGAGAAGTTACATGTTCCACTTGGTTGGTGTTCTTCTGGTTTGAGGGCAAATGAATAGACCCCAATAGAGTCATCGAATTGTCCATCGAGACCAAGGTCTCCATCTGAAGTCACCGAAGTCAATCCGCCTGCTCCCGAATGATGTTGCCATACTTGTGTTCTAGAAAAATATCTCCAGTCACGGGCAGAAAAACGATCATGACCGTTTAATTTAAGTAAATACGTCTGGGTCTCTGTTCCAATTGCTATTGATGTCGGAGCCACCGTGCCACTTACTTTCGCTGAAGCACACCACACTAATTCTTTAACGGGATGATTAAAATTAAGATCACCGGTACCATCAGTTAATGATTGTTCTTGAACCTGTTCAATAAGGTATTCATGAGATACCTGAGCAAAACGACGACGTTCATCGGTATCAAGGTATATATAATCACACCATAATTTATTATCCTGCTTGTGTCCGGTCGCGGCTAACGTTGATGCGATAGTATGATTAAGGACAACTTTAACTTCATGATACTGAAGAGCAATTAAAGGTAATGCTAGACCAGGATTTTTACAGAACCAGAATTGTAATGGAACAAATAACTTATCCATATCCGTGCCAGAGCTGGCACCATCTATTACTCCACCCATTAAACTCATTTTTTGAAACAAAGTTCCACCTATGACTTTCCCGGTCTTGGCTTTACCACAAGCGCCTGTAGGATTAGGTTCAGTTAATTCAGCCCATGTTTCCATCCATAAACCACTTTGTTTATCAATCTTTTGACCACCAATTTCTAATTCAACATCTGTAATACATGAGGCACCAAAGTTACCCCCCTCAGCGAGGACGGTGTCTCCTGTAGTTAATTCTAAATACATTCTGTGGACTAAATCGCCATTGCGAGAAATGGTGGCAGTGCATCGACCATCTGAAGCTGCCGAAGTCCCATTCCAAGTTTGTTCAATAGCTTCCATAGAGAAGTTAGTGTGTCTGCGATAGACAACTTTAAAGAAAGTAATTTGCGGGTTACCAGTAAGGTAAATATCTTGTGCACCATAAGCTACTAATTGCATTAATCCTCCTCCCATTTTTTGTTTTTATAATATAACATAGAAAAAAATTTTGGAGAAATTAATTAATTAAAAAAATAAAAAATTAATTAATTGATTAAATATAAAATATAAATTTGAAAAATAATTTAATATTTAAAAAAATCAACTATATATTTATAAAATGGCAGAACAATATGAAAAGAAAGAACTCAGACAACATATCTATGACACCCCTGATACATATGTCGGAGGTATCGATAAAATTAATGAAGTTCTGCCCATCTTAAACGATAATAAAATCGTGTTTAAAGAAATTGAATATATCCCGGCATTATTGAATATCTTTAATGAGATTCTTGTAAATGCGAGAGATCAAATTGTTAGATTACAAGGTAAAAGTGATGAAGACCCTAATATTATCCAAGTATCTCAAATTAAAATTAACTTTAATGAAGATAATTCAATAACTGTATTAAATGATGGAAATGGTATTACTATAAAAAAACATGAAAAAGAAAAAATATAT